GTGATGCTGCGGTTCCGTAGGCTGCAGCGAGTGCTTGAACTGATGTTGCCTCAACATTAAAAGTAGAAATTAACTGGCTGTGAGATGTGTGTAAAGCATTAGCCTGTGCAACGTTTTCAATCTGTTGGTTAGTTAAGTAATCAAACCCTCCACCAAGAACATTGTTTGACCCGTTTAGTTTGGCTATTCCTCCACGAAGCATGGCAAAGAATTTAATAAGGTTTGCAACTCCGTTAGCAAGAATACCAAACGTCATTAGCGCTATAGGGGCAAGTCCTCCAATAACTCCAATAATAACTGTTACAACTTTTTTAGTTCCATCACTTAAAGTATTAAACTTTTCTAGAATTCTTCCAACAAAATTAACTATAGGAGTTACTGCCTGCAAAAATGCCTTGCCTATTGGTATTAACTGAAGTTTAAGATTTTCCATAGACTTCTTAAACTTAGCACCAGTCATATCTTCAACCTTGCCAAGTTCTCGTTCAGACAAGATTGCTAACTCTTCAACTGATGCACCAGCAAGCCCAAGTGCTCTAGAAGCCTGACTTCCATCTTTTGTTATGTTTTGAAATAAGGTTGATAGACGAGCAAACTGGAACTTACCAAACATCTGCTCAATTGCTCTTGCACGGTTAAGAGGATCTAAAGTGTCTAACGCTCTAGCAAATCCTACGACAGTTCCTTTTAGATCTCCAGCATTTGCATTAACAATTCCTGTAATGTTAATTCCAAGTTCAGCAAGGAACTCGCTTGCTTTCTTTGATGGGTTAATCATAGAAGCAAGACCAGACTTAAGTGCGTTAGCACCTTCTGATGCGTTGATTCCACCTTCCTTCATTGCAGTCATAAAGAATGCAAGATCTTCTACAGATCCTCCAAGTTGCTTGATAACTGGTCCAGCCTTTGGAACTGCAATCGTTAAGTCTTCAATAGAAAGAACTGTTTGGTTTTCTACTGCGTTCAGGAAGTTAATCTTTTTTGCTAAATCTTCAGAGGCAATTCCAAAAGCATTTGTAAGAGATATTGTTGTCTCTAGCGCCTGCTGTTGTTCTACCTGTCCAAGTACTGCAAGTCTAGTTGCCTGAATAACCTGTGCATTCAAAGCCCCACCAGTTAAACCCATTGCTGCTGCAGTCGCAGCCATCTCTACAGTATCTTTTACTGCAATACCATACTTGGTAAATTCTTTTGCAAGTAGTTGAATATCTTTGACGGCTTTATTTGTTGCATCGTTGCCAGTTGTCATATCTCCGTATACTCTGGAGAACTTAGTTACTGCTTGCTCCATTTCCATAAATGTTTTTGCTGCAGTGGAGCCAAGAATAGAAAGAGGAATTGTCAAACCAACCATCAACTGGCGTCCTGCCCACTGAGTGTTCTTACCAAAGTTTAGAAGTTGGGTTGATCCCTGGCTTAACAGTTTGTTTAAAAATTGCTGTCTTTGTGCAGCCATTTGCATGCGTGTTGCATAGTCTGCATACTGCCCATTGACCATCTTTAGGTGCTTTGGAATTACCTGAAGAGTCTTGATCATGTCTCCATTTGCAGCCTGGAGTTGGATATACTGAGACTGTAGGAGTTTTACTCTATCTTTACTAGCACGTGTTAATGTTTCACGTTCTTGTGCAAACATACCTTTAAATACCTTGGTATTTTGGGTGGCTGCTGCTGCGGTGTACCTAAAATACTGTCGCATTGACAGTTGATTTTTTTCAAGTGCCTGCGTGAAAGAGGATGTACTTGTTGCTACATCCTTCTGAGTTGCAACAAACTTTCCAGTTGCATTAATAGCCTGCATTAACTGGCTATTGAGACCCTTTTGTGCTTGCATTGCTGCAACGTTGCCCTGAGTCAGGGTTTGATTAAATCGGCTTAAGCCTGCTTGTAACTGACGTAATTGCGCTAAGGCTTGGCTGGTATCAAAATTAATACCTATATTTGCATTTACGTCAGCCAATCAGCACACCTCTTTACTTGATTGAGTTTAAAAGACCTGTTGCGTCAGAAAGTTGCATTCCTGAAGCAGCATCAATGATCTTATAGACTGTAGGAAGATCTAGATTTTCCTCAATCGCCTCTCTGCTGTCTGCTAATGCAGGCAAGTATTGTTTAAATGCAATTTGTACACAGTCAATAAGGATATCCATTGACTTGCTGTTATCGTCTGCAACTTCTTGCAGTTTAGTAAAATGCTCCATAAAAGGCTTGAGCAAAGAGATTCTTAGTGGCTTAATCTCAAATTTTGTTCCGTCCATAAGGGACAGGTAGTTCTTACTGTCAACTTCTTTAACCATGATTTCCTCCATTGTAGTTGTTTAATTATACCATAAACAGGCGTGTTTTTTAGTCTACTTTTTCGTAGTCTAAGCCCAAGCCAATTCCAAACCCAGCCCTTTGTGCACTAATTCCTTGTAGTGCAAGGATATCTTTAGCATTTTCTGCCTCACCTTTACTAAAGACTCTGGCTTTCATTTCTTCCCAGGCATTGCCTTTATCAGCATTCTTGTCTAGGTCGACACCCTGCATTGCTGCAAGGAATTTCTTTTCATCGTAGTTTAACTCTCTACTAGTGGAGAGAGTTATCATTAACTCTGGCATAGACAAAGATGTTTCTAGTTCATTGTAGTCTTTCCAGATCCCCAGCAAAAACACCTCTGCTTCTAACTTGGCAAGGTCTAACTCTTCCCAAGACGATCCACTATCAACTGCTTGTTTCTTTACTGGCTCCTCTGATTTATCATTAATCTTAATACCAGCAGTGATGTCTAGAATATCATAGATGTCCTGTAGATTAACATACTCTTCTAGCATTTCCTGAGTTTCTGTAATTTCTGGTCTAAACTGTTTCATACAAATTCTTGCACATTTTGACAATGCAACTATAGCCTCTAGGTCACCTTGAGAATTTCTAACTTCATCAAAGTTGTCCATTAACTGTCTAAGATACTTTATCTTAAGGGGAGACAACTCTATCTCTACCCCATCTTGGAGAGTAATATTTTTTGTATTATAAACAGTTGTTGCCATATATATAGTATAACAGAAAGACCCAGACTTCTTAGGGTCTGGGCCAAACTGTATATATTAAGTTATATTATGCTAGATCTGTACGGTCTACGATCTTACCGTATGAACCGTCATTGTTTGGTAGCAAACGGAATGAAACTTCAAACATTGTTGCTTCATCACGCTTTGAAGATACAGATACATTCTCAATTGAGATTGCACGGTATGCTGAGTAGATACGCTCTACTGCAGCATCTGATCCGCCGTATCCAGAACCAACAGCAATAAGACCACGCTCAACTGGAACATCGCCCAGGTCGCCTGCAGAAATATTGAGTTCAGCCATATCTGGATCAGTGGTATCTAGATCTGTGCTTGGACGTGCAATTGCAATGAGAAGATTTTCTAGAGTTGCCTCTGCGAAAGATGTTGCCATTGTTACTTGCATGCCCTGCTTAAATAGTTTTGCTACGTCAAGAACCTGATCCACATTAACTTCACCGAAGTCTGGTTGGAACTGTAGTTCTAGTCCGTTGCTTGTATAACCAACATTTGTAAATCCTGTTGGACCTGTAGTTGTTGATAGTGTATCAACATACTTTGTCCCAGTTACTGTTGCTGGTGTTGATGCCATAGTTCCAGTTGCGTTCTTTACGAACAGTGCTGCTGCACCAACAATAATGTTGCTGGAATTACCTTTTGTATATGCCATGTATTTCACCTCTTTTTTTTCTTTTGGATTAAAAGGGCTTGTTTCCTCAAGTTAATTATACTACCCTTTTTAAGGGATTCCCTAGTGTCTGATGGTAATCGTAGTCAATGATTATTTTGTTACCCGCATAGGTTCGGGCTGTTCCAAAATCGACTATGTCTCGTGCCTCTTCTAGTTGGTAAATCTTAAAGTTGTGAAAATAGAACTGACAGGTCATGCCGTCAAAGGTTTTACCTCTTGCCCAAGTATTTATGTCTTGGGCAGTCTCGTCTCCACGGTCCATTAGCCTTAAAACTGCTTCTTGAATCTGAATCATATTGATGATGGGGTTTGACCCTGAAGCATAAAAGTAGTACAAAACCTGCTCACACTTAATATGTGGAAAAGCACCTCTACGCATTCTAAACATTCTGTCATATACTGCCATTGTTCCGCCCTCTGGAAACTGTGTCTGTAGCGTCTCAAGGGTGGAAGGGCCTGTTGGGAAAAATGGTAGATCATTAAAACCTGCAAGTAGTTCAATCTTTTCTCGTAAGTATTGATTAATCCATAAGACTGGAGTATTTAATACTGATGTTGATTCTGTCATTATGACGCCACCGTTGCGTTAGCGACCCATCGATATCCCGTAGATAAACCAGTAGATCTTCCGCCACGCTTTCCTTTGTTTAGATTTTTCTTGTATACAGTGGGGTTCTCAAAGTACTGCTTGAGCCCACTGCTATTTAAAAATGCTTGAGTAAAATATCTTCCAAAGAACATGTCAAAGGCTTTCTCAAATTCTCCTTGGGTGCTTCCTCCTGGGTTTTGAACAACAACTGGCTTCTTTGTATAAACAACTTGCCCGTTAACTTCAAACCTTAAAGCCTCAGCATTCTTTGGCTTTATAACTACTGGAGTTCCATTTTCCATAATCATTGCCTTATTAAGAAAAGGTTCTCTTGATCCATCTTTTACTGTGTTTGACTGTTTAAAGTTTGATATAAATGAAAGGCCAACATTGCTAACTGTATAGTTTATGTCAAACAGTCTAGCCTCTGGGCTTCCGTTCCTGTACCACTCATAGACGTGATGTAAAGTATCTGGAGAAACTCTAGCGTTTGTGTCAATAAACTGAGAGGCTATCTCAGAGACATCCATACCAAGTGTATTTAAAAAGTCTTTTTTGCCTTTTTGAATTCCTTCAGCAAAACCACTTGAGTACTCTATAATGTTTCTCATGTCCTTATTAAACTGCTTATTGTTAAACTTCATCTTAATCATACGTCTACCGCCTGATTTTCTGACCTTCTAATAATTAACTTGTAGTATTCTGTTGAGCCAAATGGACCAACAAAAGGATCCTGTGTTGCAATTTCAAATATAGTAGACTTGCCTGAACGTGGGCCAGAAGTTTCTAAGTAGATCTCACTACCGTCTTGGTCTCTGACATTTGTTACTATAACGTTTGTTATTGAGTTCTTTGCCTCAAGGCTTGACATTCTTATGTCTGTTTTTACTCTGCCAATCAGAATCTTATCTTGTGTTATATTTACATTGGGAGTTAATTCTTCTTTAAATGCTCCGCCTGCTGCTGCAAAGGAACAGGCAATTGTTCTATCAAGAATCCAGGTCTTTTCTACGTTACCGTAAATTCCTTGCTCAACTACTGGATGATAAACATCTGCAAGCATTGGAAACGCAAAGTCTGGTGTTTCGCATATCATTAAATTATCCCTGGCTTGACAATATTTTTAACATATTTTTCAAGTATCTTATCTACTAGGAAGTTTCCTGTTCCATTAAGCATTGACTTATCAAACTGAATTCTAAACTGATCTGTATTGTATGCTGTAATGTATCTCTTGTAGTAGTCTAACTTACCACACTTAATATCTTCAATTAAAAGTTTTGCTGCGTACTCTACGTCGTCTGGGACTTTAAGGTACCCATGATCTACTATAAATACATAGTCGTGTCCTGATGGAAAAGCAATTCCTTCATAGCCATAGTATCCAAGGTCTCCACTAGCAACTGGCAATTTTTGTGCTGTTGACTCATATCTATTTAATTCTCCAGTGTGTAATTTTTGTATAGCAGTTTTGTCTGCTGTTATGGCATATTCATATTTATTTAAGTCTGGAGTTGATATGTCATAAACCAACTCGTTGTTCTCGTAAACCTTAAAAATTCTATAAATCTTTTCCCATAAAGAAAAGTAATCAGAGCCATTACCGCTTCCAACAATTGTTATTTTTTTGTTATAAAATCCTTCTGGTACAAAAGTATCTATCATAGATCTTGCCACTAACTCTAAGGTTGTGTATTCGGCAATTTCAGATGCCGTTGTTCCTAATGTATTTGGGTCTACGTATGGTCTTATTAGTTCGTAATATTCTTCGTGAATTAATTCTTCACCCTCGTCAATTGTAAAAATCTCAACTCTGTAGTTGTTGTCGTATCTTCCAGGAAGTGAGATATTAATATTATCTCCTGTAGACCATTCTAAAAATTCTAAAACCTGTACTGAAAGGTCCGCCATATCTGTTACTCTTGCATAGATATCTGCATCGCTGTATCCTGAAGGAACAACAAAGTTTACTATGATGTCATCATATGGCGGAACCCTCAATATTTCCATCTATTACTTACCAAATTCCTTAGCAACTTCTTCTGGTGTGGCAGGTGAGACGTGTGAACGAGTAAGCCACTTATCAGCAGCACTCTTTGGAACAATGTTGATTCCAACATAAACCTTACCTACTTCTGGCCATGAAACATTTCTTGTTGACTTAATTGCAACTGTTTCTTCTTCTTTTCTAGTCTTTGGTGTTTTAATCTTTTCAGGTGCCTTTGGTGCTGTTGTTGCTCCAATGACTCCTTCTGCAACTGATCCAAGTGCCTGAACTTCTTCAGGAGCCTGATATGCAGGTGCTTCTACTACTGCTTCAGCCACCTCTACAACTGAAATTGCTGCTGCTTCTGCTGCTGCACGTTCTGCACGTGCTGCTTCGTGGGCTGCAAGTGAAGCACGTTCTGCTTCTGCTGCTGCGATTGCATCTGCTGCTGCTCTTTCAAAATCTGTTGGATCTGCTGGTGCCAGCATTGCCTCTTCCGAGAACGGATTATTGTTATTGTTATTTTCCATTTTATTTCCTCCTTGTTAGTATTATATCATTATAAGTAATAAGGGGAGCAGGAGCGTTAACTCCTACTCCCCCTAAAGTGTACTGTTTACAGATTATGCGTCTGCTGCAGCATCAGCGAATGCGATTGCATCCTGCTCTTCCCATTGAATACCGAAGCGAACGAAGACTGTATATTCTACAGTGTCCTTCTTTGGCTTGTACTCACGGTTTACAGTGATGTCACGCTGGAATCCCCATACACGGTTCTGTGGGAATGTCAAGTCGACATATCCTGCAGGGTAGTATGGAACTTCCTGTACGTCAATTCCGAGAACACGTGTTGTACGTGCTCCACCGAATGTTTGTGCTCCACCGTCAAGATATGCTTGACGATTAGTTGGAGTTCCGCCAGCCTGTGAAGCAAATGCTTCAGCGACTGCGTCTGCTAGGGTACCGTTATTCTTAACGATTCCCTGGAATGCATCTGTACCAGCATAGAACTTCAAGTTAGACTTGATAGCACGATACTTACGTGGCATTGCAAGAATGATGTTCTGCATTACATCTGTTGTC